CATATGGTGCAGCAGCATCATCACCCAACTTGTCTGCCAGGGTTGCAAGTGCAGCATCCCTGATCCCTTGTTCCAGTTTTGCATATTTCTTTGCAACTGGTTCAAGTGCAGCAAGTTTCTGTGTCAATGCTTCATTCACCTTTGACAGTTCACCATCTTCTTCAAGTTTCTTCAGTCTGTCTTTTTCATCCTGTTCAGTCTTTGCAAGAAGCAGATCTTCTGCTTTCTTCTTTGCATCATTGACTTCTTTGAATCTGGAATATGGAACAGTGTCCTGTGACTGATCTTTTGGATCCTTCACTTCTTCAGTTGTGGTTGTGGTTTCATCACCACCACCACCACCTTGTTCTTCATCCTTGTTGAAGTGCATGAACAGTCTTTTGTCTTTCATCATTTGACCCCTTTTGTGGGTGGTTCAGCAATGTCACAGGGAAGCAGACTTGCATCTGAAACCTTGAAGACTTGCTGATCAGGAAAGTTGTTGATTGTTTCCAATGCTGCTGCAAGACACCTTGACTTTCCTGGTTGCAAGGATAGTGATGCAGCACCATTCACAGGTCTTTTCTTTTTTACATGTGCAGTCATGAATTCCTGTGCAATGGTCTTGTCATAGTTCATTCCTTTTGGGAACTGAATTGTCTGAATATCAAGTCCAACAGTGAACACCTTTTCATATCCCATGTGAAGTGCAAACCACAATGTGAACATTCCTGATTGTCCGTTTGTTGGATAGTTGTTGAATTCTGGTGCAGGGTTGGGAAGCAGTTTGTCATATTCACCATTGAACATGAACACCCCTGCTGCTTGTTCTTCTGGTGTAAAGTGATAGTGCCTGTGATAGTGTGAAGTTGCAATGACAACCTTCCCAGGATGTTTGACAATTTCCTGTTGTGTCCTTGGACTTCTTTCCAATGCACATGCTGCAATTGCACCATATTTCAAAGTGTGAACTGTGATGATGTCACCATCAAAGTTTTCATAGTCATTCCAGATGAATGTGCTTGGTGCAGGTGGATGTGTTGGATGATTCAGATCAATGCATTGCTGCAGATCCAGATCTGTTCTTCCAATGATCAGACACTGCTTTGAAGTTCTTTGGATCAAGTTGCCTGTCCTGAAACAAATGCAATCATTTCACCATGATCAGTGAAGACTTGTTCTTCAGTCTTGGTGTGAATCACTTGGTCAGTCTTGGGTCTTGACCACACAGTGACCAACCAACCACCACCAACCTTCTTGATTGTGATTTCTTTGTCCATCACTTCTTTCCCATTTCCCAGGTCATCTTGTTTCCATCAGCATACTTGTTGATGTTCAACTTGACCTGTCTGTTCATTCTGCCCATTGCCATTGCAAGGACAGTCTTTGAAACTGGTTTTCCTGGAAGGGTCACAGGTCTTCCCATGTCAATGTTCCCCTGGATCTTTGCTGATTCAACTGCATTCCATCCAATCCTGACCATCTTCCTGGTTGCCCTTACAACCTGAAGGTCTTGCATCATATCAAATGTCAAGACAAGGTTTGCCCTTGCACTTGCTTCAGATTGTCTTTTGAATTTCCCTGCTGCTTTCCTTTGTGCATAGGTTTCAGACAAGGGTGGAAACTTGTGACCATGAACTGATTGACCCTTGACAGTTGTTTCATCCCTGATCATGTCAGACATCAGGTTCCCCAACTTGTTGAAGAAAGGTTTCCCAAGGTTCACAACCTTCTGACTGTCAACAATTTGCATTGCCATGATCAAGCACCTGCAGTCTGTTGGAAGGTTGGGACTTCAGCAGGGTTGATCCCCTGTGCTGCAAGTCTTGCTGTTGCATCTGACTGATCACTGAACTTGTCAGACAGTTCTGTCTTGACTGCAAACCTGTGTCTGCAGTTGAACCCACCACCATCCAGGAATGCACCTGGAAATCTTTCATCAATTTCTTCCCTGGTCATTGCACCTGCTGCCAACATTGCAAGACAGATGGGTCTGGTCTTCCCATCACTGACACCAATATATTGGAACAGTGTGTCTTCTGGCATGTCTTCTGTCATCACTGCATTCACTGACCTGCTGAAGGTCTTCATTGCTGTTTCAACAAGGGTCTTGATCTGTCCCCTGGACAGTGACTTCCCTGCAGCTTCTTTCAGGTGGTTCACCAGTTTGTTTCTTGGGACACCTGCAAGGGTTGCTTTCACCATTTCTGACTTCAGTGTTGATGCCATGTGTGGAACATACTGCATGAAGGTTGCTTGATTCACATTGATCAATGCCTGAACTGTTCCAGGTGTAATGGGTGCAACTGCTTCAAAGTTCTGCAGGATCTGGATCTGTGATGCTTCCAGTGCAGCAAGATCATTGTTGAATCCAAAGGTGTCTGTGATCATTGCTTCAAGTGGAAGTTGGTTGATGAATTCAACTGTCTGTGCTGCTGTTGCTGCATCCAGGTTGTAGTTCTGCACCATCCACACACCAAATGCTTCAGTGATTCTGTCCACTGCTTTGACCATGTTTGCTGCTGCTGTGGTTGGGATGTCAGGCATGTGACTTGATGAATCCTTTCAGGACAACTGCAGTGTGTTCACCACACTTGCACTTCTTCCTGTTTATTAGTCTTCCAGATCCTGACACCTTGGGTGTCTTGTAAAGTGTTCCAGATCCACAATTAATGCAGAAGACTTTCAGACCTGTCTTGTTCTGCACAAATGTTCCTGGTGCCCTTCTTCCTGGAAGTGCTGCAAATGCTTTGATTGCAGAATCCTGTTTCTGATAATTATGAGAATGAATGGATCCCTGCTTTTCATTGAATTCCTTTTCAGCAGATTGCATTGCAGCAACCTTCCTGGTTCTGAACTTTTCATTCCTTTCATGGAGTGAAACAAGGTGGTCATCAATGTTGACCCTTTCAATGATTACATTTGCCATATTAAGACAGATCCCCTTCAGGTGTTTGATTCAATGCAAGATCCAGTGCAGTGGGTGGAACCCCTGCACCTTGAAGTTCTTGGGTCTTTGCAAGATTGTCTTTGATCTTCTGTTCAGCTTGTTCAATGGGTGTCACTGGTGGATCAACTTCATCATCACCAGGGAATGCATCAGGGTTGCTGTCAAGCAGCACCTGTGCAGAAGTTGTCTGACCTGATTGGATCTTCCAATCTGTCTGGTCACGTTTTTCTTGTTCTGTCAGGATCTGCATTGATTCTTGAAAGTCCACTTCCATTCCATCAGGCAGGGTCTTCTTGAAATGATATTGCATTTGTGCTTGTCTGACCTTGAACATTGCAGCATGGATCATGCGCCAATTTTCCACATCACCACTTCTGTTGTCCATCAGTTCCTGATTCCTGACCTTCAGTGCAATCCCTGATTCAGTTGCAACACCCTGGACAAACTTGCTGTCCAACCCATAGTTCTGTGCAATTGATTGATAGATGAATTGAACACCAGTGATTGTGTCAGGGACATGACTGCTGAATCCAACTGTCCCCATCTTCACCCCTGGTGGAAGTTCAGTGAACCTGTCCTGGTTGATGATGACTTCACCTGCATTCTTGACACCTTCAAGGAAGGGATAGTCAAAGTTCTGGAAGCGAATATTTGCATTCATTTCAGTCAAAGCAAGATTGATTCCAAGGTTGGATTCAATGATGTCCTTCACTGGTTCATAGTCCATATATGATGATTCAGGTGGTGCCCCTTCTGAAAAGCAGAACACACCAGGGATCAGACCATATGGATTCACCCCTTCAAGCTTTTCATCTTCAAGGATTTCACCACCTTTGATATATTTGAATTGTTCTGTGGGTGTCCACATGACCCAAGTTTCTGCATCAGTGTTGGTCACTTCAGAAGATGCTTGGATTGGATAAGTCACACCAATTGGGTTCATTGGATCTGCACCAAAGATGGGAACAAAGTCCCTGATGATTTCAAGTTGAAGTTGATCATCCCTGAATGTTGACTTCAAGAAGATCCCATTCAGCAGGTTCAACATTCTTTCTGCCCTTGCAAACTTCACCACATCCATCTTGGTTGCAGCATTGTATGCAGTTATCACATCCTGCTTGGTGTCTTCAGGGAACAGAACAATGGGTCTGACCTTGTGAACCTGACTGATCCTTTTGATGATCCTTTTGGTGATGTTGTTGTTTGCATAGGAAATCTTCTTCATCATTTCTGGATCAAAGTAATCAAGGGTTTCACCTTCAGTCTGCCCTTCATAGTATTCAACTGCCCTGTTGATCACATCAAGTCTTGCAAGGGATGTTGCCTGTTGTGCTTCCATCTGTGCATTGTTCATCATTTCAAGTGCTTGTTCAGACAATGCCATTGTTCACACCCCAATTGTGTTGATTGTATATAGTTGCTTTTTGTGGTTTCTTTTGGTCATCAGATAAACTAAAAGAATGAATAATCCTTGACAAGGACTAATTGATCATTATGGGAAGACCCTGATTTCTGGTGCTTTTAGAATCTATTCTGAATCACTTCACACCATATCTTGACACACCACCATATTCCTGTTCAAGGATTTCATCACCATGTCTGGTCACTTGTCCATATCTGAAGTAATCACTTGAATGTTCCACCCCATCCTTCAGGATCCCATCACCTTTCCTTCTGGTCTGTTCCAGTGACATGACCAGTGTTGGAACCTTGGGTTGATAGAAGTGAACCCTGTGGATCCCATCACTTGTCCAATCTGACAATCTCATTGCACAGATTTCCAGGGACAGTCTGTGACTTGGGTTGGATTGGTTTGTCATGTCCACCACTTCCCAATTCAGATCCTGTGCCATTCTTTTTATGATGTCATAGTCTGATTCATATCCCCTTGTGTCACCAAACTTTCCACTGAAATCCCCATATAGATAGATGACTTTGTTCTTGTGTGCCCTGTATGTGTCCAGGAATTCTGCCATGTGTGCAGCAGTGGTTGTTCTTTCTTCATCAACCACTTCATCAAAATAGTAGTCATCACCCTTCACTTCATGTGACAAACCCCAACACATTGGGATGATGTTGAAGTCACATTCAATCTGAATGGGAAGTCCTTGTTCATATGGGTCTTCATCCAGACCCTGCACCTTGATGTCAAAGTCAGGGAATGCTTTCCCCTTGACTGCTGCTGCATAGTTGATGTCAAGGTTGCTTGCAACATCAGAAGCAGATCTTGTCCTGACCTGTTCATCATACCATGCAGAATCCTTCAGTGGGTGAAGTTCCCAATGCAGGGTGATCATTCTGATCTGACCCTGTTCTTGGTTTCTCAATTTGTAGAAGTGATTATTCTTTCCCCATGCAGAACCAACTGCAATCTTGCAGTCAGTGGTGTCACTTGCTGATTCCCATGCAGCTTCATCAGTGTGTTCCCACTTTGGAAATTCATCAAACAGTGCAGCTTTTGCCCTTCCTGATGTTCCAAAGTTCACATTGTTTGCTTCACCACTGATGGTGCATTCAGTGACAGGGTTGATCAATCTGTTGTAATTGTCAAAGGGTGACTGATGTCCCAATTCAAATCCCTTGGGAAGCATCCAGGAAGGAAGTCTTTTCAACACATATCTTGCTTTCTGCATCAGGGTGGACATGTCACCAAGTGCATCCACATATTGCTGCTTCCTTGACCCAAGCAGGAAGTCATTCCCTGCACCCTGGAACAACCAGAACCACAAGAAGACTGCAATGACCAACCATGATGCACCCATGTCCCTGGACTTTTCAACAAGCAGGTTGTTCCCCTGTTCAATTGCATCCTTCACTTCATTGATGAATTCATCCTGAAAGTCAAAGGTGATGAAGGGCATGTGTGGACTGTCCCACCCAAGTTCCTTGAACTTGTCACCCTTTGCATCATATGTCCAACAGAAGCAGTTGATCCAGAAGATTGGATCTGCAGCACATGCAGCAAGGATCAATGCCCTGACTTGCAGATCCACACCACCCTGTGTGTGAAGGTTGTATCTTAGCAGACCATTGGTGTCATTGTCCTTTGGTAAATTTTGCAAGAAGGACTGCAATGGGATCTTCACCTTTCTTCAGTGTTGGAAGTTCTTCAGGTGTCAGGTTTGCATTGACATTCATCTGCATTGCCCTTCCAACTTCATGTTCAATCAAAGTCTTCTGTGCAGTGTTGTCACCTTCCAATGCTTGCTTCACCATCTGGACTGCAATCAATTGCCTGATGTTTCTTTGTGACCCAACTGCATTGATCTTGGTTTCCTTCCTGGACAGTGTTCCACTTTCATCAGTGATGTTCATGACAACATTGATTGTCTTTGCTTCCATGATTTCATTGATGATGTCAGTCCAGGTGTTCCCCTTCTTTGCCCTTCCTTTTGGATTGCCTGATTGACCCTTCACCCATGATGCAGGTGTTGGTTTTCTTTTCCTGGTTGGTTTCTTCTTGGGTTTGCTGATCAATTGCTGTTTTGCAGCAACCTGTTTGGACTGTGCTTTTGGGGTGGTCTTTTGTGTCTTCCTTGTTGTCATATCATTTTTCCTGTTTTGTCAGTGCAACAAGTTAGAACATGAACACATGGGGATGCAAGAAAGAAGAACCCCATCCAACTGGACAGGGTTCATTCATGAATGCACTGGATAATTTATGCAGGACAACAGTGCATGTCAGAACATAATCACCACCCCTTTCTGATTGTCAAGGCAACCCCTGACTGTGGTTGTTCAAATCCAGGGAACAATGCTGTCAGATCTGCATCCATCTTCCTGGACATTTCATTCATCATTAATTTTGCAAGAATCTGTTCAGGTGTCCCTTCAATGATTGGTGGTGTCTTCCCATAGTTCACTGCAACCAGTTCCCCAACAGGTTCCTTCTTCAGTGCAGCAAGTGGTGCAAGCAGTGGTGACAGCAGCAGTCCAATGAATTCAGATCTTTGCATTGGTTGCTTCCTTCCTGGATTGGGTCAACTTCCAAAGCTTTCTGCAGGTGTGTGTGCAGAAGTGATGTTGATCTTCACCCTTCCCATTCACCTTCCATCCTGCTTGTCTTGCTTGTCTTTCAACCCTTCTGCTGTGGACAGGAAACTGTTCAGTGAATCCACACCTGTCACAGGTGACCACATGGATCCTGGTCTTCATGTCAATCCCTTCCCTTGATTAGCTTCAGCAAGATCTGCAAC